CATCCTGATTTTAAAACAGACTTACGTGGTAAGTTTTCTTTGTGGGTAAACAATGATACTCGTACCTCTCAAGCAGGTAAGAAACAATTCATTGACAACTTTACTAGAACTTCTTGGGCTGAGAACTTGGCTGCTTTGAGTGAAGCACAAGCATCTTTGGATCCTTCTCGTAGAATGGACCTTAAGAGTGTTCGTGAAGCTAAAGGTGGTGAAGAAACTGTATACTCTTTATTGAAGGCTTATGGTAATATCTCTCCTAAAGAGAAGCCATTTGTATTGGATTCTTGGAATTCTATTGCAAAGGGTAAGGGTAATGAGTTGGTAGATTTCTTTGCACACTTTAACAAAGCCAACATGGGTGTTAAAGTTCTCTTAGGAATCAAAGACGACAAATACCAAGATGTATGTACTAAAGTATTTGTAAACGTAAATAGTAAAATCACTGATTACGTAGCTAAACAAGTTACTGGTGAGTATGGATTTAAGAGTTTCTACGGAAACTTTGACTTTAAAGAATACACCGAAAACAATGCACCTGCTGCTAACGAAGTAGAAAGTCCTTTCTCTAGTGATATGATGTCATGGGAAAAGAGCGATGTAGCTACTGCTCCTGTTAGTGATGACGTAGATAGCTTGTTTTAATTTTAACTAACTGTTTCATTTTTAAGAAAAGGGGTTACATTTGTAGCCCCTTTTTCTTTTAAAAACCTTTCTTATGGATCTGACAAGTATAGAAATTAGACCTAACGTACAAACTTTATACAAGTTATTAGGTCAAGAACAACTCATGGAGTTCTACTTCGGAGAAAAAATTAACTTTAGAAACAAGTACAAGAATCCTTTCAGATCTGATAAGCATGCAACATGCTTCTTTAAGTGGAGTCAAGGTGGTAATCTTTATTTTATAGATTACGCTACTGAGAAAATCCACTACAACTGTATAGACATAGCTCAAATGAGAACTGGTTACGAGTATCCAGACATTCTCTATAAGATTGAGTCTGACTTCCAACTTAAGAACTTTAGCCTAGAAGATAGATTAGGTCTTAAAATAGAAGTAGATAGTCTTAAAACAGTTAAACCAGCAGAGGTAAAGCCAGCATCTATTAAAGTTAAACTTACTCGTTTTACACAGAAAGACTTAGAATATTGGGCACAATTCGGAGTTACTCCGAGTATCCTTAAGTTTTTTGACATAAGAAGAGTAGACAAAGCTTGGATAGCTGACAACATCTGGTACATTAACAATGACTTTGATCCTTGCTATCGCTACAAAGAAAAAGATAAATTTAAACTATACCGTCCTTTTGCAGAAAAGAGAGTAAAGTTTAGAACTAATTTCTTTGGAGGTATGCTAGAAGGATACACACAACTCCCTCACAAAGGAAGTATTCTAGTCATCACTAAAGGTACTAAAGATGTTATGACCTTACACTCTATTGGAGTTAACGCAGTTGCAGTAAGAAGCGAAACTACACCTATATCGGAAAATGCCTATGAATTGCTTATAGCAAGATTCGATAACATATATGTGTGGTTTGATGCAGATAGAGCAGGTATAGAAGGCTCACAGAAAATATCTGAAATGTACGACATACCTGTATTATACCATCATGCAAGTCTAGGTAAGGACATTAGTGACATTTATAAAGAACACGGAAAAGATAAATTAATAAAATTATGCCAAGAGTTAAAGATATTGTAGATGAAGCTTTAGGAATCGTATTTAATAAACTAGAGGTAGGACCATTAGAAAGAGCAGGTCTTTTAAAACTAGTTTCAAAAAAGACCGATAACAAACGTTATTACGAAAGAAGAATAGGAGAAATAGATCCTGAAGTCTACAAAGAAAGAAAAAGGATTGCAGAAGAAAAAGCTAAACAGATTAAAATAAACTTACATTCTTTTACCGACTTCGAGACGCAAGTAATGAAAGTTGTATGTGATGTAAATAAAGTCAGTATAGCAGACTTCATTCTTTACAGTCGTAAGAGAGAATTTGTAGAAGCTAGGTTTCAATTTGCTGCTGTTTTACTAATTCAGTTTCACTACACTTATATGAAAGTCGGAGAACTCTTAAGCAAAGATCATTCTACGATTATACATTCTATTAGACAACACTGTGATTTCTACGACACCCTAAATAGTTATAAAACTAAATATAACACAATTTTAAACGAGTTAGAATTAGCAAATCCAGGGGTTATGACTACCGTACTTAATCCTAATATTGTTGTACAAACTTTGGATAGTAGAAAAAGAAGATTACTTAGACATAAAAATGCAAAAAATAGTACCAATTCCAGATGATTGGTATCTACACTTAAGAGATACAATAGAAAGTCCATATTTTAAGAGCCTTGGGGGTTTCATTGCTAAGGAAAGACAAACTAAGTCTATTCTTCCTTACAAAGATGAAGTCTTCAAGGCTTTTAATTTAACCCCTTTTCAGAAAGTAAGAGTGGTTATCTTAGGCATGGATCCGTATCCAGGTAGATACAAAGGAGAACCTACAGCACATGGCTTAGCTTTCAGTCCTAGAAATAAAGATCAAGTTCCTCCTTCTTTAAGGGTTATGTATAACAAGATTAAAGAAGACATTTATCCAGACGAACTATCATTTCCTATTGACATGGACCTAGAAGCATGGGCTAAGCAAGGAGTTCTCTTAATTAACGCAGCTTTAACTATAGAAGAAGGTAAGTCAGGTTCTCACCTAGCTCATTGGAATCAATTTACAGAAGCTGTGTTTAAAACTTTAAACGAAAGCACTACAGGACTTATTTTTTGTTTCTGGGGTAAAGACGCTTTAAAGTTTGCTCCTTTGATTGATGATAAGTTTCATCACGTATTAGTAGCACCTCATCCTGCAGCTGCTCTATACGCTGGAGGTAAGTGGGAATGTAACCACTTTAAAAGAATAAACGAAATACTAATGGCCAGTAATCGTGATGATATAGACTGGCTACAAAACTTAAAATAAAAAATATGAATTGGCAAGACTTCGAGACATTAAGTCATTTAGAATTTAAATCTAAATTAATAGAACACTTTACTGAAAGAGTAAAACAAACCAAACTAATGGAACAAAGTACCGAGTACGAATATTGTGAAGTACAAGGTAGAATTAAAGAATTAGAAGAACTACAAAACTTTATTGAAACATTTAAAAGACCAGCCTTATGAACAAACAACAATTATTAGAAACCTCCAGGACTAACTGGACAGTAGACAAACGTGAACTATTAGGTCCTAACGGAGAACCTACTCCTGCTTTTGGTATCTTCAGAGGAGATACTAACAAGTGTTTAGGTATCGTAGGATCTAAATATGTTCCTACACAGAATGAAGAAATCTTAGATATGCTTTTAGAAGCTGCTGCTAGGGTTAATATCTCAGGAGAAAGAGGTGGTTTTTTAGGAGACGGCCAGAAAGTATACTATCAATTCCCTCTAACTGATGTTACTATCGGTGGATCTGACAATAAGAGGTTTCTTACAGCTCTTACATCACACGATGGTAGTGCTCCTATTGGCTTCGGAGCAACCAATGTGACAGTTGTATGTGCTAACACGTTTTACATGGCTCTAAGAGACTCTCAGAGGGTAAGACATACTAAGAACTCTCACGGAAGATTAGCAGTTATCATCTCTCAACTACAAAACTCTCTTACTCAAGAGGAGCAATTTGTTGAGAAGCTAATCGAATTGAGTAAGATTAACATTCCTGAGGTAGTTACAGACGAGTTTATCGTAGGTATTATCGGAGGTGATGGAGAAGCTTCTCGTACTAAAAATCGTATTTTAGATTTCAAACAAGCTATCGCTACTGAGTATAACACTCATGGTAACACAGCTTATGCTTTGTTTAATGCTACAACTCGTTTCACCAATTATATGATGGGACACAAGAGTTTGGAGCATAAGCGTGAGTCTTTGATCCACGGAACAGCTTACAACATCAACAACAGAGGCTTAGAATTAATTTCTGAAACCTACACTCCTTTACACGAAGCTAGATTAACTTTGTAATTCTCTTGCATGCCAAAAAAGATTAGGGGGTCAACAGATCCCCTTTTCTTTTAGTTATATTTGTAGACCATGTTAAAGAGAACAATCAAGAAAGTTCCTGTAAAAGGAAATCCCGAAGAAAGAGACTTGCAGAAGCCTTGCTCTGAGTGCGGTAAAGTAAAAGCTATCGCCAACAAGACTAAGAGACTTTGTGCAGGATGCGTAGTAAAAGAAAAGAAAGCTAAGCAAAAAGTCCGCAAAGAGATTAAACGTAAGATTAAGCAAGAAACCATTACTCAAACCAAGTTAGATCAAATAACATCGTGGTTAGTAAGAGGTGCACACATTAATAAGTGTCACGCTTGTGAGATTACTCTAGATCCTAAAGGACTTCAATGTGCTCACTTTGTAGGCAGAACCAAAGTATCTACTCGTTACCACTTAACTAACTTATTACCAGCTTGCCCTAAGTGCAATCTTTATACTCCTCATCACGTATGGAACTTAGGTAAGTCCCTAAATAGAATATGGGGAGAAGATACCACAGAAGACATGCTACAATTATCGAATAAGATTCTTAAGTTAAGTAACCATGATAGAAAGCTTATCTACGATGTGTATAGAACCTGCCTTACGGATATTGAACAAGGCAACTACTCACAAGAGCAGAAGTATGAAAAGCTTAAACAGGCTTTAAATGATTATAACAAGATAGTAGGACCCATTTTAAAATGATATATCTAGTTACTAAACAAGATATCTCCTTACCCGACATTACCCTTACTACAGTACAAGACTCCCTCGAATACTTAAAGAAGTTAGAGTGGATAGGTTTGGACACAGAGACCTCAGGTTTCGATCCTTACACTACTAAACTGTATACTCTTCAGTTAGGAGATAATGATGTTCAATACGTAATAGACTTAACTACGATTGACATCAACGAATACAAAGAGTTATTAGAGACTAAGGGTCTTATTGGTCATAACTTAAAGTTTGACCTAAGATTCCTTTATCATTATAGGGTAATTCCAACAAAGGTATATGATACCTTCTTAGGAGAAAAAACATCTCGCCTAGGTATAGAAAGCCATAGATGCTCACTTGCTGCTTGTGTACTACGTCATTGTGGAGTCATACTAAGCAAAGAAGAGCGCCTAAATATTACAGGTAGACTTACTGAAGGTTTCGTAAAGTACTCTGCGTATGACGTAAAGTATCTACACGAATTAAAGGACAAACAAGAATTCTTACAGCTAGCAGATGGTACCTCAGTGTCCATTGATTTGGACAATAAGTTTGTATTAGTACTAGCCTACATCGAGTATTCAGGAATGAAACTAGACGTAGAGCAATGGACAGCTAAGATAAACAAAGTACAAGCCATAGCAGATGAAGCTGAAGCACAGTTAAACCAATTCATCCTAGATAATAAGATGGAAAAGTTTATCGACTCTCAACTTGACCTCTTCTCTTCTTCGACTAAGGTTAATGTGAATTGGAACTCACCTTCACAGGTAGTAGAATTCTTTCAGGCACTTGGTGTAAACACTAAAGTAGTAGAGAAAGGAAAGACTAAAGACACCATTGAAGCTAACCATTTAGTAAAATACAGCTCAAAATACCCCATTATTGAGCTTTATTTAAAGTTTAAGGGAGCTCAAAAGGACATAGGTACTTACGGACAGAACTGGATAGATCAAATTAATCCAGTAAGCGGAAGAATCCACACACAGTTTAAGCAGTTGATGAACACAGGACGCTTATCTAGTGGTGGTAAATCAGGTGACGTAAAGAACTTTAACTTTCAGAACATTCCCTCAGACCAAGAAACTAGATCTTGTTTTGTAGCATCAGAAGGAAACACTCTAGTAGGTTGTGACTATACAGGTCAAGAACAAATTGTATTAGTTAACAAGTGTCTAGATAAAAACCTCTTAGAGTTCTATGATAATGACTTGGGTGATATGCACAGCTTTATTGCGAGCAAGATGTATCCTGAGTTAGATGGTATGGATCTTAATGACATCAAAAAGAAACACAAGGATAAGCGTCAATCAGCTAAAGTTGCAGGCTTTGCTATTAACTACGGTGGCTCAGGTATTGGTATTGCAGATCAACTAGGACTAAATGTAGAACAAGGTCAGTCTATCTATGATGCATACTTTAGAGCCTTCCCAGGATTAGCAGCTTATTTTACTGAAGCAAAGAAGTTTGGTGTAGAGAATGGCTATGTTCTTATCTCACCCGTAACAGGTAAGAAGTCTTACGTAGATTACTACGATGAGTTTTCTAAACTTAAGAACGAGATGAACAAAGATTTCTGGGACAGGTACAAGCAGATGAAGAATGCAAACACACCTACGGCTAGAGAGATGAAAGAAAAGGTAAGTCAATTCTTTAGAAAACGTGGAGACATTGAACGCATGTCTTTAAACTATCCTATCCAAGGTGAATCCGCAGAGATTACTAAGTTAGCTTGTGTGTATTTCTGGACTAAGTATCTAGTACCTAATAACTTATTGTTTAAAGTATTGATGGTCAATATAATACACGATGAGATATTAATAGAAACACCTGAGGAAATTGCGCAACAGGCTGCTGCACAATTAGAAAAAGCAATGGTAGATGCAGGTGCTAAGTTTTGTAAGAGAGTTCCTCTTAAAGCAGATCCCTGTATTGCACCATATTGGAAGAAGTAAGATGACAGAGGAACAGATAAAAGAAGTAAGAAGAACTTATCTTCTTGCTAGAGCAGTTAACACACAGTATCAGTTTATCCGTGAGTTTGTTAATGATGATTTACGGAAAGCAATTAACGAAGCAAAAGCAAAAAATGCTTACTTTATTAAAATTTTAGACGGATATTTGCAGAAGAGAAACGTAAGTAACCAGATAGAAGAAGACGAAGAGTTAGCATTTTTGCTTTTGGAAGAAATAGAAAAGAGAACTAATGATAAATAGAGTTTACATACCTGCAACTCTCTCCCTTAATATAGATGGTAACGTTTATCTTAAGGGAGATAAAGAGTTAATGCAATCATACTTTAAAGAACTTATGAAACAAGATCCGAGTATAGATGTAGAAGTTTGTATTACTAGAATAGATTCTAAGAAAACAAACCCTCAGTTAGCTTATTTCTATAGTACCCTAGTACCTATAGTAAAAGCAGGCTTTGAGTCGCTTACAGGCGAAGTATACAGCAAAGAGGACGTAGTAACATTCCTTAAGGACAAATACTTCTACGAAGAGACTATGTTCCAAGGACAGTTTATTAAAACTCCTCTCTCGTTATCTAACGGTAAGAAAGACGAAGTACATAAGTTTATACAAGATGTGATTGTATTTGCAAGAGATATCCTGGGAGTGGAAGTACCAGAACTAGACTAAAAATTATGTTATATATTATAGAACCCCGCACAGAATCAGACAAAGTGGAAGCTGTTGGCTCCTCTGATGTCGCACACTCCTACGCTTATGGAGAAAACATGGTCACTTACTATGGAGATGAGTACAGTCAAACTATTCGATTAGGAACTATAGTAAACTGTAATGAAGTAATGTCTATTGTAACTAATGTTCTTCCTATGAAATTTGGAAGAGTTGTTCTTACAGTAGTTCCTGCTTATCCTATTTCTAAAACTACTACAGGTGCTTTAAAACGTTAACTATGACTGAACAAGCACTACGCTACAACAAAGGAAAGAGACAATGGTCTTTAGTAGATTTTAAGTCTCTAGAGCCTATGGTTGAAGTCCTTGAATTTGGAGCAGAGAAATACGAGAAATGGAATTGGTGTAAGGGTATGCCTGTAAGTGAAGTAAGCGAAAGCTTGCTTAGGCATATGTTTGCTTTTCTCTCAGGAGAAGATAAAGACCCTGAATCAGGAATAGATCACTTAGGACATGTAATGTGTAACGCTATGTTTCTCTCGTACATAATGAGAGAGAAGTCTCAGTATGACGATAGAAGACATGAAGATCCAGGTAAGTAACTTTTCTAAACTAACCAAAGGCCAAAGGGATTATCCTTATTGGTTCTTCTATCCTTTACCCATATTAACTTTTAGTCGCACTAACTCTAGAGAGAGGTTTAGTATTCATTTAGGGTTCTTATGGTTTACACTAACTATTAAATTTACGAAGCAATGATTTTAGACGAGGATTATTTATCCAACACAGCACAAAGCCAGAGTAGGCTAAAGAAAATACTTTTACACCCTAACCTTTATATTAACTACGATCCTAATTCTGACATGGATGAACCAGCAGAAGTAACAGTTATAGGTGATGGAGTAGATTTATTATTAACTCAAGGAGAAGATGTATTCATGGAGCAATTCTATTTCACTACTGTAGAAAGACCTACAGGACAGATGGGAGACTTCGTATGGCATCTATTTGCTAATCGTAATGATACTATGGCAGAGAACATAGCCTACGAATTAGCAGGATTTAAGCGTGATACTCTCCCTAAAGTAAGAGAGAGATTCGAGAAAGAGGGTAAAGCCTATTACGATGACTTGATTGCAGGAGAAGGAAAGAAAGTAGTAAGTCCTATTCAGTATGCAACCATTCAGAACGTAGCCAACACTCTTAAAATGAGTCCCTTTACTTCTAAGTACGTAGTAGGGAATTCACAGTTTAAAGTATTTACCCAACAGTCTCTTCAGTTTGAATACGAAGGAATTGCTTGTAAGGGTCTTTTGGATTTAGTGGTAGTTGACACAGTAAACAACATCCTATATCCTATTGACCTTAAGACAACTACAACTTCTTTAAACTACTGGATAGAGATGTTGCTTAAGCACAGGTATGATTTCCAAGCAGCCTTCTACACAGAAGCTCTTAAGCAAACAGACCTAAGTATCTACGGAGAGAACTTGACTATACATAACTTTAGATTTATCGTAGAAAGTCAGAAGTATCCAGGTAGTCCTTTGATCTATGAGATGTCAGACAAGCTAATGGATTTAGGAAAGATGGGAGGCACTTACTTAGGTAAGGAGTATGAAGGGTTCCACCAAGCAATTCAACGTTTAAAATGGCACTCAGAAAACGATATGTGGGCATATACAATGGAGGACTACTGGAATGACGGACTTAGAATTGTGTAAAGTGTACTCAGATACTACAAACAATACCACAAAATTCCTTAGCCCCATGATATTTACATCAGGGGCTAATGCTGCTCGTTTACTTGCTAACTTTGGGTTAGTTAATGTTTACATAGATGATTACGGGTATAAAAGTAAGTACACTAACTGTTTGTTCTTTTTGTTTAAACCTACAGACAAAGATGCTTTTGAGATGTTTGAAACTAAAATTACAGGATTTGACTCTTTCTACGACTATTATGAAGTAGATGACATGGTTATGTATGTCTTTAGACCTAGTTCTTTATATCATAGAGACATTGAATTGTTTAAGCAAGGTAGGTTTAATGACATGTCCAAAGATTATAAATCTCTTTTACATCGTGATATAAATTTTAAAGACGTAGTTGTAGATATTCCAAAAGAAATCTTTAGATTTGAACTCAGTTTAAAATAATGTATAAAATACCTATCATATACAACATGCCTAAGACTGATAAGTCTGAACTTTACTTAGATTTAGCTGTAAGAATCGCTCAAGAATCTTACTGTGAGAGACTACAGGTAGGATCTTTAATCGTAAAGAACGGAAACATTATCTCTTTTGGGTATAATGGAACTCCTTCAGGGTTTCCAAATGTATGTGAAGAGAATGATATAACCTTTGAATACGTACTCCACTCAGAATCCAATGCAATTACTAAAGCATGCAAGAGTCCTATCAGTACAGAAGGAGCCGTTATGTACTGTACTCATGCATGCTGTGTGCATTGTGCTAAGTTGATTATTCAAAGTGGAATCACTACATTTGTATATCTAGAAGATTATAGAGATAGAACAGGATTAGAACTATTAATAGCAGCAGGTCTAGATGTAATCAAAGCAAAAACAAATTAAAACAATATGGCAATCACAGTAAAAGGACACAGAGTATTACTCAATCGTCCTAAGAGAGAAGAAAGACTCATTCAGCTTACACCAGAGATGGAAGAAGAATTGAACATGAAAGAGTTAGCTAACCTTAAGCGTTTAGAAGTATACGCTCTCGGAGAAGAAGTAACCAACGTAAAAGTAGGAGACTTCGTTTATGTAAACATCATGTACCTTCAATCAGCAGAGTTAGTTGAAGTAGAAGGAGAAGAAAAGATCATGGTAAGTGATCGAGACATTGCTATCGTTTGGTAATTAAAAAGACAAATATGTTATTCTATTATACAGAAAAAGAAAAAGTAGAGAACGGTGAAGAGATGGAATTGATCATCAAGAAAGGTTTCTCTTTTAACATCCACAAGGTTCTTATGACTTACCCTACAGAGAATGGTTTAGCCATTGTCTTAGAAGGTAATGCTGATAAACTTAACCCTGTAGACTATCAATATAAAATTGATCCTGCAACTAAGCAAAAAGTTCCAGTAAAAATTACTAAATTTGAAATCACAAGTGAGCCAATCGTAGTAGAACTAAAAGTAAAAGAAGAAGTTCTTGCTTTCTTAGCTGCTACAGGAGGACCACAAGCGATGTAATCATAGTTTTAGTTTATTTAGTTTTAGTTTTTAGTTATTTAGTTTACCAACCAAAAGAAAAGGGGCTCTTAATAGGGCCCCTTTTTTTATAATCTTATTACTCTTGGATGTTCTATCCCGTTTGCTATGACGACATCTAATCCTAGTATACTTTCTATTACAACATCGTCTTCTTCTTCTACTCCCATTTCTTTTAATAGATCTTCAAACTGATCTTCTGTAAGCAGTACCACATTAGGTCTTACTGCTAACCCATCCTTCTCTGAGTCTAAATAGAACTGGTTTATAAGTTTATCTATATCTGCTAGCTTAATCATCTTAATTTTATTTAAAGCGAATATAAAACGAATATATTAAATCCGTATCTTTTTCTACTAAATCAAATGAAACTCCTGGATAACCAGGACCAAAGTTATTCATTACCCACTTAGAAGAGCCGTACATAGACAATACATTCCTATATCTAAACTTGTAAACTTGCTGCATGCTCTCTGTATGTAGGTCACCTTTTACTATTGAGATGTTTTTATTCTCTCCTAAATTGTGGTGATCTATATACTTGTTAAGAAAATTTTCTGCTTTCTCAGTTAAGAAAAGGGGAAGACCATGCTTAAGATCCTCAGAGTCTTTTCCATGAGTAAAAATAAATGTATGTTTTCCATAGTCAAAATGTTCTAAGAACTTCTCCATTATCGTTACTTTGATAAAAGGATAAGCCGTATTTAAATAAAGAGTTAGTGCTTGGTTAGTTATGTAGCCAAAAGAACCTGAGTGGTTATCTTCTGTCTGCATAATAGCATGAATGTTATTAGCTAAGTTTTTCTCTACTAACAGGTCAAAGAATCGCTTATGAGCATAAAGATAAGTCATAAAAGACTCTTTGTTATTCATATTCTGTGGAAGTGCATGTCCTCCTCTAGTAGTATGACCACTCCAACCATCTAATGAATCTCCTAAGTCACAAATAAAAAGATCTTCTAACCTTCCGTAGGTCTTTACTTGCTTCTCTATCTCCTCTAATACTCTCATCATACGTACCTCAAAGACATCTTCGTTGTACTGATTGTTGAAAATAGAGTTAGGATGAGTAAGAGCACCTACATGTTTGTCACTCATGTAAACGAATAAGCCTCTCTTAGACGCTATAGGAGACTTTCTAGGTGTTGGGTACGGAGTTATATTAGATTCTAAAAAAACCTCTCTGAGAACGTTCTCTATGTCTTGAGGAAGACTGTCCTCAGGCTTTATAGAAGCAAATAAGGCTGACACTAACCAACCTGATTGTTTTTCTTTACTCCAATATTGAACTAATCTCCACTTAGATTTATCTATCTTGTGGATTTCAATGATTTCTTCAGAAGATCTAGGCTGAGTAGAAACTAGTTTAGATACCTCAAGGGTACCTTTTTCTAAATTCTCATCAAAAGTTCCTAAGATTTGTGTAGGCTGAGGAGCTGTAGATATTAAGGGCTTATTGTCCCCTAACTTATACATAGCAGTTCTTTTTAAATCACGAACTCGCTTACCTCTTAGCTCATTATTAAGTTCTGGTTGGTAGTTGAAACGAAGAGCAACTTCTAAAGCTGACTCACTCGTATTCGGATTATCCATATAGTATTGGATAATCTGTTTAGAGATTGGCATCATAGGCTGATAGGTTAAAGTATTAACCCTATGGTTAACAAAGCTATAGCAAATAACCCGCCTTTCAAAACGTTCTTTAAAGTTTTAATTGTTTCTGCTTGAGATCTAACTTTAGTATCTAAGCGAACTATCTCTACTTTAGCGGTATCTAAAGCCTTTTTATAATTAGGGATAATAGAATCTTTATACAAGGATAACTGAACGCTATCTGTCTTGATAATCTTCTTAAGACTTACTACTCTCTCACGTGCTTGAATTCCTTTTAGGAACTCATCATTCAACTCCTTTAAGGGTAAGCTGTCTACTGATTGTGAGTAAGAATTTTGTGCCGTCAATATCAGGCATAGTGTCAATAGCAATCTGAATTGTGTCATACTTTAAGGTGATTTGTTCGTAACGGAAATACTCTTCGTGCTTTATATGTTCTAGAGAGTCAATCTTTTCAAAGTAAGTATCGTTTTGTTTATCTATAGAATCAATAAAAGATATTACTTGATTAGTATCTTGTTCCTGTACATACTCATACTTAAAGAGTAAGTAAGCAATGATGAAGAAAAAGATAATATTAAGTTTAATCGAGAGGTTTTTCATTATCGTGGTTAAATTTATGCTGGTCTATCTTTGCTAAGATCTGAGATAGTACACTGTTGTTTAGTACTCCTACTGTGTGAGCATTCTTAAGCGCACTAATAAGTTGGAAGACAATAAAAGGAGCACAGAAAGTTTCTGAAAGCCAGAACGTACCATCAAATCCCTTCTCTACCATTAAGATAGCAGAGAGGATCATTACCCAAGCAAACAAAGTTTGAAGTACTTTAACTGCTTTTCTTGTTTGAAAACCAATCTTCTTAGTACCTGCCCATACACCAAAAAATCCATCTACAAATACAACAGCAACAATCGCTAAGTATTGCTCTGCGTTATCTGCAGTTAGATTTAAAAAATATGTGCCCAAGAAGGCACATACTGTGGTGATAGTTACTAAAAGGGTCTTCATCAATTAAGCGTTGTAAGCAATAATAGATCCTGAAGCAAGTGTTATAGAAGAGATAGTTGTTCCTTTAGCTACGCTAATCTTCATTCCTGGTGCCAAAGTAACTCCTGAAAGACCTAAGCTTGTCATAAGACTAGCTGCGTTCTGATCTAAGATAGCACTAACTACAGCTGATGCGTTAACAACAAAGTACTGAAAAGTACCTGTAACTGGTGATGTGCCTGAGATTACTTTACTGCCGTTCATACCTGCTTCCGCAGTTACGCTAGCGTTGATGCAACAAAGTTGACCTTCGATGTGACGAAGTTTCTTTGATTGCTCTCTGAGAATGTCATGTGTTTCCATAAATATTTATCTTTACGACTGTTAAGTCCGACCTTAGTCCGTATAACAAAAATACTTTAATTAAAAATAAAGTCAAGTTATTCTTCCTCAGGCTCAGGAGTAATATCTAGTCCTCTTCTGTTTCCGATTATATCCATGAAAGGATAAGCAATAGAAATTCCTTCTTCTGTATTTCCTTCCTTAATATTCTGTACTCTACTTCTGTAGGAGTCTCTAAGTTTAACTAACTTATTCTCTAGACTTGCAGGTACAGGTTCTCCTTTTGCTTTATATCCTCTTATCTCTTCTTGTATTTCTTTAAGTTGTTTCTTAAAGAATTTCTTTTCTTGAGCTAAGCGAGTTCTTGTAGGCATAATCTCCAGACCCTCGTGATCTTTAGTGTATCTAGTCCTAAGTTCTTTAGTATAAGTTTTAGGAGCATAATCATTGAATGCTCTGTTCTGAAACTCTATAGACTTAGGACCAATAAACGATCCTCTAAGTCCTAAAAATTCCATACCTAAAACGGCTAATCCAATTTGTCCTGCTTGCATAGGATGAGTTTTATCCCAATCTACTTGACTAGAGTTAGACTTATAACGATAGTAAGGATCAGAAGTCCACAAATCTTCATCTGTCCAGAATTTTTTCCATACACTAAAAGGACCTAAAGCTGCCCAACCAATCTTCTCAAAGATAGATACACCGTTTGCTTGTTCAGAAATGTAAGTAAACTTCATTTCATTCATACCCCAAAGAGTGAAGACACCTTCAGCTTCGTTTGTAGTTCTCTTTAATCCTAAACAAACATAGTCTTTCCAATCTGCTTCAGAATCCTCTTCACAATCCATTGCAAGAGACATCTGAATAATTAAGTTAGCAAGAACTGTGTAAGTACCTAAAGAAACTGCAAACTGTTTTAGACCTGCCTGTTGTACTTCTGAACTAGTTGACCAAGTCCTAACAAAGTTTCCTTTATCCAACAACACAACATCTCTGATAAATCTCATTGCTGCTTGGTGTGAACCTATTGTACGAATACCTGCACCATAATGTACAGTGTCTGATCCCCAAGTAGTTTTTAAATCAGGTATAACCCACTTCTTCAAGAACATAAGAGACCTAAACCAAGCATTCTTCATTGCAGTAGGCTGAGCTTCAACAGAATAAATACCTTGTGCTCTTTCGTTAGCCAACTGAATATTCATTCTTACTTGTTGAATAAAGTTAGGATCTACGTCTACGTTGTTTTTAGGCTGTATAACGCCATTTACTAACTCGAATGCATCTTTTAGTGGTATTGTAGTAGTTGATCCTTTTAAGGGCACTCTGTACTTGTTTAAGAAAGCATAAGTCGTTACAGCTGATATGTCAAATTCAGTAAAATCCCTAAGCGTAGAAATTGCTTTCCATGCTTTCCCATACTTAACCAAACCTTTGTTGTTAATTTCACTTGCTTGGTTAGCCACAGACTGAGTACCTGTAAAGTAATCCACTAAAGAAACTCTATAACTCTTATTACCAAATTGATTATAGGTTGAATAAAACTCTTTACTAACTCCTAGAGTATCTCCAAAGGCTTTTGCCATATCCTTAGCTGTGATATGATAAAATCCAAGCTGAGAAAATATCTTAAGATAACCATTTATCCAGTTTTGTGGTAAAGTTAAAAGACTAAAACCAAGAGTTTTAAATCCTGCTAAACTAGAAACACCACTAATAATACTATTGGTTCTACGTAAAAGCTTAGAATCATTTTTGTCTTCAAGCACTTTACCGTAAAGCTCTCTGTCTACTAAATCTCTAATTACTTTAGAAGAAAGAGACTCAGACTTACCTTGGTTAAATACTTCTTCCATAGTAAGAACTGTAGACTGATACTTACGCATTACTTTAAATCTTTCAGAAGAAGTAGCATAAGAAGCCATAGAAGTCATAATATCATAAGACTGTTCTTCTATGGGAAGAGTACGAGCATAACGATTGAATAGTCTTCTAGACTCTCTTACTACGGGATCACCAAACGCATCTGTTTGATAAGCGTCTCCGTAGATATCCTCTTCTTCAGAGAAAGCCTCACGATCACCTGTAAACCAATTCTTAATTCCTTTAAAGAATTGTTTGATAGTGTTTGCTTTAAGTTTAACTAGGTCTATAAACTCTCCCCTAGTCTTTCTCATACCAGGAATCAAATCTCCTAACTTATCTTTTTGATAGAGACCTTCTTGACTACGGTAGTGAAGTTCTCTCATTCTACCAAGTAAGGCTTTCTGATTGTTTGATAAGTTATTGTAGGCAGAGTTATAGTAAGGACCACCTGTTACTGATTTAAAAGTAACTTCTCCTGGCTTGTAGTTATCGTTTTTATACTTAGGACTAACTACAGACTTATACCATAAAGACGAAGGAGCATCGGTCTCAATGTATTTAGGATCGTTAGGTCTAGTAACTCTCCACATAAATATAGGTTCTTGTACTGCTACTACACCTCTGATCTCAGGGTCATATCTATACTTAGTAATGTGGTTATTTTTATACCAGTCAGAGTTTTTAAATCTAATGTTAGTCTCACGCTCAACAGAGTCTACATCCCAATCAGTGTGTTCTGTAAATACTCTAGTTCTAATCGCTTTTAATTGATTGTCTACAGCGTTAGTATAGTATTCAGAGTTTACATTGCTTTGAAGAGATTGTAGCTCCTGTATAAGTTGTCCTAGTTTTTGCTTTACAGAAGCACTAAGAGGACTATCTTGCTTAAGCAAAGCTTTGATCTCTTCGATCTCTTCTTCTACTTCTTTTGCTTTCTTTACTTGTTTCTCTGTAACATTTACAGGATTGTAAACACCATTAGTATCTCTTGTTCCTAATAAAAGATTAAACAACTCAGAATACTTGTTACTTAAAGAACCTCTATCGCTAAGCAACTGTTCGATTTCGTCTAAAATATCTTTTCTTGTATCGTAGAACTCTTGAGTGTAAACAGTTCTTGTGTAGATACTCGCCCAGTTATTGTAAGCCTTATGTGCATCATCCCTTTGTTGGGTAGTCTTTGCTGCTGCTAAAGATTTAGCTAACTGTGCTTTCTTATCTACTAGCATCCTTTCAAACACAGCTTTACTGTCGGAAGTAAGAACAAAACTTACAACGTTAGCAGATCTTTTACCTTCTTTCCAAGCCTGAATAGCTAAAGCATCTTCTAAAGGTTTTCCCTCTTTAAGAGTTCCATCTTCTGTATAAAGTCTTTCTAACTCGTAAAGCTCTTGCTCTTTGTCTCTTAAGCGTTCTAAGATCTCGTCTTCAATGATACCTGTACCGAATTCTTCTCTAATTGCTGCAAGCTCTTGGTAGATTTGATTACGTTTAAACTTAATATCATCTGGAAGAAGTTTCTGAATCTCGTAGTATTCGTCTGTAAATGGACGCTCTGTATACTCTTCGTAGAATTTTTTAAGATCTTCTTCTGCTTGTTCTCTGATTTCTTCGGTTGCTCCAAAATCAATCGTATGCTTTAACTCAGTAATTCTGTTACCTAACTCAACTGTTTTAACTTCTGTGTTAAGCGAAAGAACTTTTTTGTCTTTAACTAGTTGACCATCAATGATTTCATAAAGAACTGTTTCTCTAATGAAAGGTTCAAAAAATTTCTTAGTATCTAATGCAGAACCTATGAATCCTCCCTCACTAGCAGCAACATCATCCATAAGATCTTGCCACTCACTAGCTATAGGCTTTAAGTTTTCTTGAAACTCGTTGTTAATACTTCTTATGTAGTTAGCAATCAACTGAACTCCTGGGTTTTTAGTAGCCATTGCAGAGTCGATAGCTAAGTACCAAGGAGAGTTAGTGTCTGCTAAGAACTTTTTAATGTTCTCAGAAGTAAGCAAACTATCTTGCTTTTCTTTTTCTAACTCTTTGATTCTCTTAGTAATAGTAGAAGTTTGTGTTCTTGACTTTAGCTTTTCTATATCTCTATTGAAAGAATCTTCAATGTCTTTAGACTGTGCCTTAAAGGTATCAGCAAGTTCAGTTATTACAGGATCAACAATCTTATTGTTATGACCATTCTTAATAGTAGCAATTGCTGTACGCATCCAAGAAAGGTTCTTAAGGAAAGCATCCTTCTGGACTTCACTACGCATCATCTCATCTAAAGCACGAGTAGTAAACAAGGCTTCTATCTTCTTAACATGTTTCTCAATAGCTAAAGCTTGCTTATAACCTCTATGCAAGTCTCCTAGCTTTTTACCAGAAGGGATAGTAGGATCTTCTAGAATGTTGTTTAAGTGACGAACAACTCCTGTTAAGTAAAGTGCATTGTACTGTAAGTAATCTGCAAGTTCTAATACAGAGGCAGCTACATCTTCTTTAGTTACAATGTTCTTAACTTCCTTAATAGCAGCTAATGCTCTTTGGAGAGATTCACTACCTAAGCCTAAGTATTTGTTTGTGTCTAAGATCTTTTTAAATTCAGTCTCACTAATAGCATTAGCGATTACTTGTACCTTCTCTGCGTAGTCTTGAAATACAAAAGGATCATTAGGCGAAATCTTTACATAGCTAGTAAGTGCATCAACTTCTTCTGCAGGAACAATCCTTTGGAACATATAATCACTTACTGCTTCTTCGTTGAACTCTGTTTCAAACGTAACACTGGGATCTACTAATGAGTCTACTAAACTAGACATAGCTAATTGTTCAGTACTTCTTCCTCCTAAGTCTTTAATAAGAGATTTAAACCAATCAAGTACCTTATCAAACAAACTTCTGTTTGCTTTTCTAGCAGCTTGTCTTCCTAACTCAGTTACGATAACTTCTTCCCAGAATGAATCTGTTCCTAAGTACTCAGGATAAGAAGCTTCTACATGAGAATACGAAGAAGAGTTAGGAGTTTCATTATGTAAAGTTTCTACTTCTTTCTTAAGCTGTTCAAATAGTTCAGGATTAGATTCTCTGATTCCTCTAACTACAAAGTGCCCGAACTCATGCCAAGGAGTATCTTCTTGTATAAGAGTAGGATTGATTTCTATCTGTCCTGTAGCTAAGTTTACTTTTGCTACCTCAGGTATCTCGTTGTTCCACTTCCAAGTAACTCCAGGGAATTTAGAAACTAACCTATTAAGTAACTTAGTATAGTTTTTAATCTGTGGGTCTTTAAGGGCTTGAGTTAATGCAAATCCTTTTTGAAACATTGATCCTGTGTAAGCATAAACTTCTCCGTCAATGACTACCTCGTTTGCAGATTCTAATTTCTCCATGATAGCAGCCTTCTCCCTACGAATAGCATCATGAATATCCATTAGTTCTATCTCTGCTCTCATAGATTCTTCTTCTAGGAACTCTACTCCTTCTACTAGTAGGGTAGCATAACGACCACTTAAGTCAAATTCTACGTAGACTTCTCCATTAGAATCTTCTCTTGCATAGGCAGGAGAAGCATCAGTTACTAAAGGATACATTTTATTTATGTCTGCAGCTAAACCTGCCGCATAACCATAAAGAACTTTACCTCCTTTAACTGCTTTAGTAGATGATAAGTAAATTTTGTTATCAGCTACTCTTACAGACTCTCTTCCTTCTATTGCTTTTACTACAGTATCAAACTGTTTCTTAGCTACGTATTGTTTCTTATCTGCGATACTATTAAGTTTCCAGTACTCAGGATCCATTTGAGACTCTTTAAGAAAATCGTACTGTCTTTCTAAGCGAATAAATCTATCGGATACAAACTTAGCATCCTTCCTACTAAACATAGTGGTAGGCATATCTTGATTTGCGTTTGAACCATATCTAACAAATCCTCCTACTAACTCATTTACTTCTTGATCATTTAAAGTCTTACCTGTAAATTTAGTTACCCATTGTTGAATACCTGCTAAGAACTGTTTCCACCAAGAAGGCTTGGGTTTGTCGACTAAAGTTTCTGCCCATCTTGCAGCTAACTCCATTAAAAGTTTTGCCTTACCGTCTTCTGTCTCTAAACTAAAACCATAATCTTTTACTAAATTCTCTACAGTTGTATGCCCAGTTCTTTTTAATAGATCAGGTAGTTTTTTCATTAACTCCTTCTCAGAGTTAAACAATACTTCGTAAAGTTCTTTTGTTCCTCCAAGATCTTTAGCCATTCTAATCATACCTCTATGAGCTACTTCATGAATAGCAACCTTAGGAGCCTCTTCTTTAGTAACATTAGAAGCTACTACTACAACTTTATCAGTTTTAGAATCGTAATATCCTTGTATTTGATTAGTATTAGTTTTAGAGAAAGGTAAGTCTGCATTAAGTTCCTGTTCGTATGCACGATATAGTTGCAATAAATTAGGTAAATTTCTAACTTCTTGCGGCAAATATGACCATACATAAGGAGCACGAGCAACAACTTCATTTACAAGTTCTTGGTAATAGGGAACAGTAGTGTCTATGTCTTTTATAATATGTGGGTCAAGAAGAACGGCAACTCTAGCTACTCTTTCATCATTTCTAAGTGCTTGACTTATACTAAGAAAAACATAACCACCTCTACCAGTTACTAACAAAGGAAGATTTTCTAAAGTATCTTCTACAGAAACTAGTCTTTCTGCAATTTCTCTTCTTCTATTGACTTCTGCCTCTAACTCTGCTTCATACTCTGCTTCATTAGGATCATACCCGTAATAGTCTTCAGGCCCATCATAAGGGTCTTCTGGGTAGCCATCAAAGTCATAACCATTTCCATATGGGTTATATGGACCATCTGGCTCTGGTTCATACTCTAATATTCCCTCAGCAAAAACTATACTATCTACTTCTCCTTGAGCCTTGAGTTGTTGTGCTCTTTTAACAGAATTATTGTTTAAGTCTAGATTATGTTTTTCAAAAAAGGCTATTACATCATCTAAATGATTTATAGGTGCTATTCCATTGTTAGCACGAGAAGTAACTTCTTTTACTTTTCTTTTAGAGTAACCTTCGCTATCTGGCTCAACTTCAATTCCTGCAACAGTAACTCCATCTACAATCAATAAGTAGTTGTCGTAATTTTCTACGTAATGTTCTGTCATAGAACCTGAGGTACACCACGTAGAAGGAGACAATTTTCTAAGGGTTTCTACATTTGTTTTGTATAAGTTTGCATCTTCACCATCCCAATCAGCAGGGGATATAGAATTAAATTTTAATTCTATCTTATTCTTATTTTTTCTTTCCTCTTTCAGTAGTGATTCAATTCTTTTAGGATTGTACGCACTAATTTGTTGCTCTAAAGAATAAATTTGTTGTCTAGTTTTTACCTCATAACCCTCTGACGGAGATTGTTTAATGCGTCTATTCCAAATCTCTTCTGCTTGTTTTTTTGTTATAGGAATAACTTTTGTACGAGGTCTATCGTCTCGTGTGTTATATCCATGAATATAATACCCTTCGTAATTTTCTCCTAATACTGCTGCAAAAGAGTAATTGCCTCTACCGTAAGTACTTTCAACTCTTACATACTCGTAGTCTTGAAGTCCGTAGTTATTAGCTTCTTCTCTATTAAGGTTAGGTTCTTGTGAATAAAAAACAGGTTTTTTACTTGTTAATTCTTCTAGTTCGGCAACTAGACTATTATAGTATTTTGGGTCAGTTTGTTTTTCTAGTTCTTTTATACGATCATCAGAGGCCTTAAGCTGACGTTCCGCATCTTTTTTAAATTCCGCATAAGTGTCAAATCCAAAATTTTTCTTTTGAGTATTTGGAATGTGTACCCAATACCCTTTACCACTTGCAGAAGGCTCATGTTCAACTGCATCCGACAAAGTAGCTAGTACTTCTTGATCGTAAAGTTTACCTATTCTATTTGCTTCATGTGGCTTATTTACAACTATACCGTATGCATTTTGTAAGGCTACCTCACTTAGTTGTAAAACATATTTAGATCTTCTTTGTGGATTTAAATACTTAATAGCATGAGTTAACATTAGATCTCTAAAAGATACTGGGTATTTTTCTAGAGCCTTTACCCACTTATTGAAACTCTCTAACGCTAAAGGATTAAGTTTAAGTTCTATGTAATTCTCTGGTTTACTTTTACTATTGTAAATCCTATCTAGTACGCCTTCTAGTTGTGCTGCAGACTTAAACTTTTTAATATTACCGATTGCTGCTTTGTTTTTACCAGCCCAGTTAATTAAAAGTTCATCCATAATACCATTTTCATTTAAAATTTCCTTCATGGAGAGGAACAAATCCTCTCTTCCTAGTATATCTAATGGAACACTTTCAACTACATTAACAGCACTGCTAACTTCAACAGGTAAATTATTCTTGATTGCACTCTGAATAACATCAATAGATATACCTAGATTAGGAGATACATTACTTAGATTATAGTATTTAGCAGGAACATCTCCCTGATACTTATCCCAGAGATAATAAGCATACTCTGGGACTATAGATTGGAGAGACTCAAACTGAGCTTTTATAGTAGGATCTGATAGGTTAGGACAAAACATAGTTAATGGCTTAATACAAATATAGTTTATTTAAAATTTAATCAACAGTTTTTACTTAGGTTGTTATTGATCTCACGTAGACTGTTGAACGAATCCCTCAGTGCAAAGCTGTTATCTAAAATAGGTTCTGCAAGTATAGTCCTACCAAAAGAAGAATTTAACGAAGTAACAGTAGGATTAGAATTTTTTTCTAAAACTTCATATACATTGTTTTTATCAAAAATATCTTGGAGTTCTAATATTTTATCTTTTAAAGTACTAAATACAGTATTAATGCTTCCACCGCTAGTGAGTTCAAAGATAGTTCCAGTATCTTGTTCTATGACCAATTGTATATCCTCGTAGTTAGGTACAGTTATTTTCTTTCCTGCACGGGCAGCTATTTGATCTTCTAGTAGCTTAGAGTAAAACTTGCTATACCCTCGTTTTAATTTATCTGGAAAATACGTAGTAACCACTTCAGTAGTACCTGTTGGACTAGTAGCTAAGGTAACTTTTGATAAAGAAGTCTCAAAAAGTTCTACAACATTATTTCTAGACAAAAGATAATCTTTGTAGTAAGTCATAGTCTTAGGAGCTTCTAGGTTACGAAACTCTGGATGATTCTCAGTAAATCTAGTTAAGAAGTTTTTAAAGAAATTAAACTCAGAAGGAACACTAACAGATTCTGTTCTTACTTCAAACTCTTCAGGCAAAATTATATTATCAGGAATACCAACTTTACTGTTCATTCTACTAAAGAAATCTTTCATCTGTTCAACACTTCTTCCTGCTAACTTAGTTCCTATTACTGTAACATAATACTTATTGTCAGGATTATCTATAGCCTCCATTCTTAATGCATTAAGATCTTCTACAGTCATTCTATCCATTACTTTCTTATTGTCCTCAGTTAAGTCATTATACTTAGTAAGTTTACCGTTCTGATACATTTTTGTTCTTACTGCAAATGCTTGACCTTGTTTTCCTGTTGCCTGACCTTTAACTGCTCCAAAGTTTTTAACTGCATCTTTTGCTGCTCCTAATCCATGTACACCTCTATCATTAGAACCAAATACAAAGAAACCATTATCGGGTAAATTAGATTTAGTAACCTTTTCAGGAGTATACTCTCTTTCTACAAGTGTACTTTCTGAAGCATCTAACTCCCTACTAAAGTTTTCAATAACAGAAGTCATAGGAAGAGTGTAGATAGACTCAGGAATCAACGGCAAGTAAGAGTCAAACTTCTTATTCAATTGACTTCCCATAATACCAGCGTAAGCAAATGCCTTAAAGAAAGCTTGCATATCTCCGATAAGTTCAGAGTCTAAAGCGTTGTCAGGATTTAGCTCTGAGTGGGACCAATTAAATCCTCTCTCAAACTCTTCCTTATACATATCAACTGAATAGTCTAAGTCTGTATCCAAGATTCCTGTTCTAATGTACTTAGAGTCAACATCTGTAGTTGCACTCATAATATCAAACATAATATTATCAGCAGCAATTCCTCTATTGCGCAATCTACTCTTAAGGTTAGTAAACATAGTTGCTAAGTTTGCAGGACTTGTTTTATCTAAGTAATCTTCAAACTGAACTACCTGTGGTACGTTATTAATGTACAAAGCATAAAGCAAATCATTCTTAAACGTACGGGAGAACCTATCATAGTCTAGTTTTCTATTTATCTTCTGGACTATTGCAAACTGTTTAAGAATAGTATTTGTAATCTTAGGATTAGCAGAGATAGGGAATACTTCAACAAACTTATCTAAAACATCTTGCTGTACTCGGAAAGGAGCAATGATTGAATTGTTTATGATATCGTCCAGACCCTTCTTGTTAAAGATACCTGCTTTCTCTCCACCTTCTTTTATGTAAGGAATCAAACTTAAGATGTTAGATCTGAATGATTCAAAGTTTTGAGGAGAGAATGTATCATAATCTGTAGCTAATGAAATAGTAGCTAAGTCTCTTGTTTGGTCTTCTAGCTCAAGAAACTGTGCAAACCTTCTAAGATCTTGTAATGAATCTTGAACACTAAGCATCAACTCTTTGGAAGTTTCTGATGTAGTGTTTTTTAACATCTGATTAAATACGTTGTTAATAAACCTATCACGGAAAATTCTGCCGAATTGATCCTTAGAAGAGTCAATTAAAGACTTTACTACACTACCTTCTGGAGCAGTCTCATAAATATCTTCTAAGATTTCTTCTATAGATCTTCCTCTAGAATATCTTATAATAGAAGATTGTTTCCTAACTCCATTAGTTAAGTTAATTAATTTAACCATATCAAAGAATCTAACCCCTGCCATGTTAGCATAGTTAACTACAGGAGTGATTACGTTGTTAAGTCCAATCTGAGCAATACCATCATTCTTTTCAATATCTACGTGAGCACTAATCATCTCACCTGATATGTTCGATATCTTACTACCTTCTACATCGAATACTCCACTAAAGTTTAAGAATCCGTCTACAGTTCTATTTGCATCTAAAAGGAATTTTCTGTTACCATTCTTATCTTCTCTGTAGAAGGTAGTCCTTTGTAACAATGCGTGGAATACGTTATTCTTAGCATCAGTACCCAAAGAAGTTTTATAAGTATTCAAAGAGAATACATACAACTGGTAAAGAGGACTAACAAGATTAGTAAAAGATGCTGTTTTAGCAGGAGACGGAGTACTAAATTTCTTTACTGCTTCTTTAACTTTAGCAATGTCGTTAGGAGCAATCAAATCCTCAAAGATTTCAGGTTGCGACAGACGATTAGAGATGTTAAGAAGTAGTCTATTTGTAAATCGACCTCTAAGATTCTTTAATTCGTCTTTGATATCTCTTCCTTCTTTTGCAATAACACTAAGTCTAGTATTGATGTTTATGATCTCTTGAGAGAGTCCCTCATCCGATATCTCTGATAAGGTGGCTCTGAGTACCTTAATTCTATTTTTAATGTCTTTAGAGAGGTCTTTCTTTTCAGTAGATACTTCTCCTGCTGCCCACTTCCTTAATCTTTCTTGATCTGTCTCGGTAATAGCACCTTCGTCTACAAGTTCTTGTTCGTTTACATACTTGTAAGAACGAAGTTCTTTATACAAAGCAGATACTCTAGTGTCTGCAGCAATACCACGACTAACAAGGATATCTTGTAAGTCTTGAATAAGGTCTTGTTTATCCTGGTAGAACTCTCTAAACAATTCTTTATTTTCTTGTAGTCTATTTATAAGATCTTTCTTTAACTCAAAAGCTTCTTGTGAGGTAATCTCAGGTCCGTATGTAAAACTTCCGTCTGCATTCAATACAGCGTCATAACAAAACAACTTATCAATATCAAAGTCACCACCAGACTTAATTACAATCTCATCAGGAACTAAGATGATCTCTCCACTTTCTTCGGGTAAGAACTCTACTATCTCGTAGTTCTCCATTGAACGATGCTTCTCTCCAGGAATACGAATAGCTTCCATAGTAAGTTGATTAGCATAACGACTTCTAAACTTAGGATTAGCAAGTGCTTCATTCAAACGAGTAAGCGCAGTATATGGGTTTATTACATTGCCCTCATTGTCTAGTTGACCAATAGGTTGTTTGTCTACAGGAGAAAGAAGATTAAGCAAAGGATAATAGCCTTTTGAGAAAGAGACTATAGCTTCGGCTTTAGTAATCTTTCCATCTACTATATCGTAGAATCTTAACTTTCTTGAAGGCCTAATCAAAGATACAGGGTACTGTACTCTCTGTGCACCAGGAAGCTTTTGTTTAATGATTTGATTCTTAACACTAGATACAACTGCACTTTCCATAACAGTACGGTCTACCATACTATCAAGGCTGTGAGTCAAGGTGCCATCTTCTTTTAGTCTAAGAAGATCTTTAGTAGACTCTGCTGCATTCTTTTTAGAAATCTCACGAATCAAAAACTCTACAAGTTTCTCTTTGTCGTCTAACTGTTCTAAGAAATTAAGCTTATCAAAGTTAGTAAGGTTCTCTATAATAGACTTGTAAGACTCATACAAAGCTTCTCCCTCTGGAGTAGTGATATCTTTGTATACAAGCTTACGGAACTGAGTACTAAAGATGTTGTTGAAGTCTTCTTTGTTTTCAATTAATACCTGTTCTTTAAGGTTTTTAAGATCAATCAATCCTACAGGTACTGCTTTGTCTTGTACTTCTCCTTTAGCATTAAATAGGCTTACAGGCTTAACAGTCTCAGACAACTTAGTGCCTGATTCAAATACTGCATACTCTGCAGAAGAAGCATGAAGTTTCTGAAGAATAGAAGCAAGTTTAAGATCACCTATAATCTCAGAAGGAAGAATAGGCTTCATAGAGTACTTGTGACCTACAGGAACTGACTCCCCACTTTCTATTTTGTTATGACCTGCGTACTGTAGTTTCTTAATAATAAACTTATAGAAAGGACCTTTGTTTAATTCTTCCTCTAATTCCTTATTGATCTGATCTCTAGTAAACTCGTCTGCTCTTTGTAACTCTAGGTATTTTTTATAGATCTTATCTTGACGATCAAACTCTTGCTTCATTGGAAGAGTAATACCTGTAGACAAAGAATAGAACTTACGATAGAAATCTAATGTACAGAAAGCTGCAGCATTTTGTTTTTCTGATTCAGGATCACTTGTATAAGCATCTTTGTACTTGCCGTAGAATTTACTTGCTTTTGCTGTAGGAGATTTAATTGGCTCATCCTTCAAAACAAGGTAAGAGATTTGGTCTACTGCAGCTCTGTTGGCATTTACTTTAATTCCTACTTGACCTGCGTGTGCATGGAAAGCATCTCTGTGAGAATACATACTTAACCCAGACTTATCAGATAATAAGTAATCTATATTTTGTTGATCAATTGTAGCATAGGAACCAAAAGCATTCCACATACTTAAACGCTTTTCAATGTCTTTAGGATTCTTGTAGTAGTAAGGATGATTAAAGAATATCTTATGTTGTTCGATACGAGAAACAAAAGAGAAGAAATGATACTTAAACAAGTCTACTTTATCTACAGGATAAGTAGTACCTAGTACAACTTCAGAACCTATGACATTACTAGCAATGTATTCTTGAAACTTATTAAATATTGCTTTTTCCTCAGGCATCTCTTCAAATACGTCCTCTAAAGACTTTGTAGAGTCTGCTGATGTGTATGCTGCGTATAAAGCAGTACGTTGTTCAGGAGTAAAGATTTTATGGAAGTATGTAAGTTTAGGAGAACCATCTGCTTCAAACATGATTGATCTTACATTACCATCTGCATCTTTTTCTGTAGAAAACTTATCAGAACCTTTAAGAGTAACTTCAACTTCAGACTTAATAAGAGGAAGAATTCTACTTACAAACAAACTGTAAGGAACTTGTGCTGGCCCATAAGCAATAAACTCATCTACCTGGTTAGTAGAGTTGTTAAATCCTAAGAACTTTCTTAAGCGAAGATCCATGATTAATCCCCTAGTAGTTGACTTACCACTAAGACGGTTAATCTCTTCTACACCTGACTTAACTAATCCTAAAATATCAGCATAGTGTTTCTTAGCTTCATTAGAGTCAATTGTCTTTTCGCCTTCTCCTCTATCTTTAATTCCTAACAAGTTACCAAGTTCTACTTTTCTGTAGACTTGTTGGTTCTGCATCTTATCTGTAATTCGGTTACCTGCTGCATTAAACAAGTAAGACAATACAAAAGAACCTATTGTGTTGGGATTATTTGTGGGATCTAGATGAGGAAGTTCTCTGTAAACATCTTCTAATGTAGGATAAGATACCTCATCGTTTAATACTCCAAGAACTCTAGTCATTAATGTATGTTGATTTACAGACCAGATTTGTTTCTGAGCTGCATTATACCTCATGTCATTAACGTACTGTGGATTAGCCTCTACCTCATACTGAATAATGCTAGACACACTAGTGTTCTCTCCTTCTACTTTTACCTGAGATCCTTTATCCTCAATCATATGAGAACTAGAAATACTTGCTAAAGGAGTTGCAATGTAAGCCTGTACCTGAGATAGAGATTTAAGTTTATTATAAATTAAAGATACTCTAGCAGATTGTACAGTTGGATCTTCCTTAACAAACAACTCAATGGAATTAGGACTTAAGTTAAATCCTAATGGAGTTAACATATTATACAAAGAACGATTGTAGTCTTCAAATTCCTCTTCGTCAATAGGTACTGCAGGAATACCAGGGAAAGTATTAAAATACTTTGTTGTGTTTAAATATGCTGTACCTGTTTCTTTATTAATAAGAGAGTACTCAGAAGGATTAAGAGAGAAAGCTGAGTCAAAAGAACGCCTAATGTTCTGAGCGTCTAGTGATTGTGCTTGGAATACTCTTACGTCTTCAATATTTCCATCTTCATCTCTCTTGATGTCTGTAGTATAGCCTTCAATGTAAGGCATACTAAAGATACGATAGAATTCATTCTTAAAGTTTAAGTCACTAGTAAAAGTTAAATCTTCTTCTGGTGTAGGCAAATAAGATAGAAACTCGGTAAACTGAGGATACACTTCAGCAATGTTTTCTACCCTACTAAATAGTTCTGAGTAAGAGTTTACTCCTGACAACCTACGTTGTAGGATGTTCCAGTTAGAACTAAAGTCACTTAATAGAGGAGTTCCGAATACAGGATGGAATACTTGTACCCCGTTTTCATATCTAGGAAGCGTTCTAAGAGCACTAATTAAAGTTTGTGAAGCCAACTGCTTCTGAGACATTTCGTTTACGCTAGCCTCATATGCAGCAAACTCAGCATTGACACTTTCTTGTTCAACTATCTGATTATTTAAAAGTGCCTTTCTAACTTTATCTTCAAATAAGAAAGAGTTTTGCTTATGGAACTTTACTGTAGCTTCAAAGTTTTCTAGAAGGTCTACAATAGCATCAATACGTGGAACGTATTCTGCATTACCAGTTTGTTCGTATGATTCTAACAACTCAGTATACTCAGAGTCTAATCGCTTAGCCATCATAGAGTAGACTAGATTTGCTTGCTTAGGATTAGCTAATATGTTTACAAACGTAACTCCTTTGTCTTTAGACATAGCACTAGTAGTAGCTACATAAAGACTGTCTAAGTCATCTAGGTACTTTTTAGAGTCTACATAAGAAAGTGCATGACTTACTCCTTCAGCATCATTATAAGTATACTTACCAGAGTAAAGTTGTTTGAAGTACTGGTTAGACTCTCTACGTTTAAAACCATTAAGATTTCCTTTGTACAAACGACTGAAGTAGTGGTCAACTGTTTTCTTATTTAAAAAGAGATTAGAAATAAAGTCCCAGATCTCTTTAAAGATAGATTTACTTTTTCTTGCTTGTTGAATAAGAGCAGGAAACTCTTTGCCTCCACTTAAAGCGTAAGCACGGAAGTCATCTGCTAATCTTTCTTCTAGTTGTACAAACGTTAAATCTCCATATAATTCTCTTGCTTCTGCATACAAAGCAGCTTTTTGTTCAGGAGTTAAATACAACTGAGAGAATTCATGCCATGCTTCATGGTAAGCTTCTGCGTAGTTAGCTCCTTCGTATAAGAAGATACCTGCCTTTGACCATACAGCATAAGCTTCAGGATGACTGATAGTTTCGTTAAAGATAAAGGGAGTATTTTTAAATATAGGATGATTAGCTACCCAAGCTTTTGCTAAAGTATTCTGCCTACCTGTAATAGAGTTGTTTAAAGCTTTTGCTCTAAACAAAACATCATCATCGTTAGTAGGAGCTTCTCCTACTCGTTGAGCATTAAGTTGAGCCCTTCTACTAAGTCTTTTAGGTCCTTCTGCAGGTTGAGGAGTAGGTTGAGTAGGTGTAGTCGGTACTTCACTAATAGGAGCAATAGGAGTTGTATCTATTTCGTCTACAGCAACTGAAGATGTATTTAGAGACTCAAGCTCAGGACTAAAGGAGAATGTTCTATTCTCTTCTCTTACATAGTTTGCTCCAAACTCAGGACTCTTAATAAAGTCAGAGTAAGAGTTAAATTGCTTAGTGCTTATTTTACCTTTAGCATCTACTACTAAAGCAGTGTAAGGCTTGTTATCTTCTAAGAATCTTGCATCTACTAATTTGTAAGACACTTGTCCAATCTTAAGCAAGTCTTCGTCTTGGTTCTTAGATGGCTTTAAATACTTTTTACCATCCTTACCTTCTACTTGATACTTTACTATAAGTTTATTATCATTAGTAGTTGAGAGGAATAGGTTAGCCCCCTTAAAGAATCTAATTTTTAAAGTATCTTCTTTACCTACTTTAGTAGAGTTTATCTGTCTGTTTAAATAGTTTAAGAATAAACTAGCATCTTGTCTGATAGACTCATCTATAGTCTCAGGGAGAGTACCGTTATTAAAAGCATTAACAAGAATTTGAATATCACTTCCGTTAGTAGGAATGTTTATACCTGTGTACTGATAACGAGCATCTTCATTTTGTAGGTATACAACCCCAGGTTTAAGTGTATAGTCTTTTTGTGCTCCTTTAATAGTAGTCGCAGGTCCTGTGTGTACATAAATGTTTTCACCTACTGCGTTAGTTAAGGGAGAAGTTTTATCCACTCCTGATACAATCCCTGAAATTGGTGATACTAAAACTTCTCCTCTGCTAACTCTTTCTCTAATTGATTTCTCTGATTCTATTCCTGTTTTCTTTATAGCAGGAATGAATACAAAAGCAGTCTTAGCAGTAGATGGTTTTCCTTTAGCTGTAAACTTAAGCAAGTTATTGTCAGAATTTACAAACGCAGTACCTATTCCAGTACCTATTTCAGAAGGATTCTCTTCTAAGAAAGACAACATTCCTTCATTATGAATAGGACGATTGTTTACAGATAATAAACCTCTTAACTCTACTTTCTCTTCAGGAGACAAAGACTTGAGTTGTTTAAGTTCGTTTAATCTTTCTACAGATCCTGCAGGTAGTACAAACTCATAAATACCCATCATGCTTTGAATTCTAACTTTCATAGCAAGACTCTTTCCTAAACGCTCTGCTTCAGAGTAAAACTCCATAATGCTATAAGCAAGATTTACTGCTGGATCGTTAAGAGATACGTCTTCTTTCGTTACAGATATTAACTGAAGTTCTAGTCCTTTAGATCCCTTAATACTATTTATAACTTCTTTTTTTGTTAGATCTTGTCCTAAGTTATAGTTGTCTACTTGAGTATTTTCTCCATCTTCTACAATCTCTGGTGCTTCTTCTAGTACCTCATTAGATGTAGTGTTTATAATCAACCCAACTTCTCCTTCCCATATTTGTTCCTCACTTTTAAAAGTAACTGTGGCTCCAGCTTTCTGTCCATCTGATCTAATTTCTTTAACATTAACTACCTCTGCTCCTTCGGGTATATATTCTTCATCAATAGTATACCTACTTCCTAATGCTTTTTCTGGTGGAATACCAGCATTATTTCTTTGAGAAGGATCTTTATCCGACCTATTAAAAGTAAAGATGGTTTTAATTAATCCGTCTTTTTCTGTCGTAGTAGAGTAGTAAGTAAAAGTTCTTCCTTTACCGTCAGTTTGAGAAAATAATTCTTTTTCTATACTGGCTTTAGCATCAGTGAAAGACTCAGGAGTAGAGTCTGCTTGACCTATAAGAGTTGTTAAGCGAGCAATTAATCTTTCTTTTCTTTTTGGACTGAAGCCTAATTGATCTAAATTAATATTACCGCCTTTTGCAGCTTCATACATAGACTCAATAGCTTCAACATTTTCGGGAAAAATAGCCAACAAAGCAGATCTAACTTTATTTAAAGAATCTAACTTTAACAATTCATCAAATAGACTTTTGTTAAACTCTGCTAACATAATACGAGCTTCTTCAGTAGAAAGATCAAAGTCCGCTAATTGCTGGTTCAACTGGTTTAAGAAGTTAGCATATTGATTATAAACTTCTCTGTCTACTTCGTCTAGTTGACCTGGTATGTTTACTACAGGTGCAGGAGTTACAGGAACATTAGTGTTAGTAGTACTAGTAGTGTTAGTAGGATTAGCAGAGAAGTTATTAACTGATGGAGTATCTACAGCTATGCCCAAAGCAACTTTGTTCATCTCTATAATCTTTGCTACCTGATTCTCAGGAGTAAGACCTTCTAAACTACTTTTGTATATATTAAACAGAGTTCTGTTTCTAAACTCTTCTAAGTCAGTTAACTCACTAGGAGACTGATCTTTTTGCTTTTTATGATTTTGTAAACTAGTCGCTAAAGAAAATCTTTGTGTATCACTTAAATGTTCGTGAGCTGTTTCACTCAACTCTCCAGTAGCAAGTTCTTCTTCAGACAACTCTGCTACACTTAACTGAGCTTCTTGTACTTGTTTGGTTTCTGGATTCTTTAAGTTCTGACTTACTTCACGATTAAAATCTTCTGCTGATATTATTTTTCTAGAAGCTAATTCATCTTTAATAGCTTGCATTAACTCAGGAGTATTCTCAGGCATAGGTCCCATCTCTGGAGCCATAGGAGAGTTCTCTACCTGCATACCTTTATCTAAAGCATCTAAGCGTTCTAATGCAGGTAAGAAGGTATCTTGTGCCATCTGCAACTCAAGTAGAGTTACTTGCTCTGGAGTGCTTTCTAATCTAGAAGCAAAGTTTTCAACCCTAGTTCTAATATTAGCATCTACCTTGCTTTGAAAGTTCTTATACTGTTCGTTAATAAATTCGTATCTAGGATCGTTTACAGGAGCAGTAACCATCATTTGTTTGGTTTGCTCTGCAGTAAACATAATAGAAGAAAGAGTAGCATCCTCTGAGGTTGCAGCCTGAGCTTGCTTATCAAACAGTTTAGATATGATTGCTTTCTTATCGTTCTCTTCTAGTCCAGCATATTTATCAGCTAGCTTCTTTGTGGTAAGAATGTCTTTACTTACTTTAGCCAAAGACTCTTTATGTTGCTCTACTTGCTCCTCACTTAACTGTGTAGTATCTACAGTAAGAAGATCTTCTTGAAAAAGAACATTGTTAAAGAAGTTATACTGAGCTTCTTTGTCGTCTAATAAGGTAGTTAGACTCTTGATGTTTTGAATTTCAGGAATAACGTCTAACTGTTTAGCTAGTCTATCAATTGCAACAGTTCTTTTTAAACCTTCGTCTTTGGTGATCTTTTGGTTTTGAACTTGGTTAGCGATTAACTGTTTATACTTTTCAGGGTTGTTTGCTATGTTCCATCTTGCTTGATCTAAGCGTTCTTTTTTCATTGCTCCTTTAGCAAGTAAGGTAGAACCGCCTGAAATAAACAAAGAAGGAATAAAACCTTCTACAAAAGTATCTAAGAAAGCCTCACCTGTTAGTTGATTAGTTTCTTCTACTTCAAAGTTTTGATTAGAAGCATACTGATCTACAACATAGTTACCTACTAAAGAACCTAGTTCCTCTATAGCTTCTTGAGAAGCTCCTGTTAGAGTTCTTCTTAGAGCTGCAGGAGCCATTAACAAAGCAGCCTTAGCAGGTGATATAGCCCCCTTAGGTAATAGTCCTAATAGAACATCTCTCTTAACTGTTAAGCGACTTAAACTAGCAGGATCTAATTTACCTAGTTTAGCAAATGCAGGATCTAAAGCACCGTAAGCAATCTTGCCACTAAACATGTTTACATCAGGTACAATAGATTCTGTAAGACCTTCTACAGCTGCACGCATAGTAGCTACTTTAAATGCATCATCAGAGTTCTTAAAGTTAGAGCGTTCTTCTGCATAAAATCTAGGGAAAGTTGTAGCACTTACTATACCCATAGTAGAAATACGTGGAGCCCAGTTTTTTACAAAGCTAGCATTTGCAGCTTCACCTAATCCTGCAGCAGCACCCATCCTACCATAAGTTAATCCTGCACCTCTACCTACTGCACCTAATCCTTTAGAAATTGCAATAGTAGTAAGTACGTCTGTTAAGATAGGAAGAGTTTGTTCTACAGGAGCCCACAGGTTCCAATGAGACTCTCCGCTTTTATCTATCCATCTTACTTGACTCATAGTAACTCGGTTACCATGAATGTCTCTAGTAATTTCAGAATCGTCTATTTTATTATTCTTGTTTAGATCCTTACCTACAAAGTAAGTAGGAGGAGCAATAGACTCTGCAGCAGATTTAAGTCTGTATCCAAGTTCTTTGTTTCCAAAAAAATAAGCTGCACCTGAAATTTGTTTGGTAAAATTTGAACCTATACTCTGAGCACTTCTATATATAGTTTCTGACCAAGATCCTTGATCACCTTCAGCAAGCATTTCATTACGATATACTTCCTGTTTTTGTCTATCTTTTTTCTTAGTATACTCTTCTGGGTAGAAGTTCTTTAGGTAAGTATCTTCGTTAGTGTAAGGCTTAAGTTTCTGAGAAAGGTTATTAGCGTAGTTAAGTTCTTTTACTACACCTGCTTTCTGCATAGCTAACGCATTCTTCTGACCTTGATCATATGACTGCTTAATTTGAGAATCTAAATCTTGAATTTGTCTTTGGTAGTCGTTGATCTTTTCATCTACTGATTGTTTAACAGCATAGTTATACTGCATTTCCATACCAGCATAAAGATCCTTATCAGTATCTACATAGGTAGATTTAAAAGTAGATAAGTCTTCTTCGTTATATAGTCTAGATCCTATTCTATTAGATTCCAAATCTGCAAGACTATTGATAATGTCAGAGTTCTTAGTTTGTTTAGATTTAAGTGAAAGAGGAAGACGTGAGTTAGTATTAAAATCTTTAAGTCCCTTTTCTCTGTCCTCTAAAGCATTTTCAGAAAAAAAAGAATCAGTCTGTTGTTTAGCTAATTTAAACGTATTGATTTGGTTAACCTGCTCTACTAAACCTGCATAAGCTTGTCTTAAGTTTTCTTTTTCTTTGTTACTTAAAACAGACTTAGAAATATTATTATACTTATCACGTAGTTCTTTTAATGCCGCTTGACTTTCTTCAAGACTTCCTTCTCTTAAAGTCCTACTCAATACATCGGCAGATACTTTAATCTCTTGTTGTATTCCTTTATCTAAACTTATCTGAGGAATCTCAATTCCCTTAAGCATAGAACTAGATACGTTTTCATAAGGGCTAAGCATCTCTGCTTTAGCTCCTCCTGCTAAAATATCATTTACTCCTTTACCAATAGTTAACTGTGCTTGAAAAGGTGCTGCAGCTGCTCTACTTATTTCAGCAGCTGATGTAGATATACTAGCAGCCTGTAGACGAGATACTGGCTTAGATTGTGTAAATGGATCTAGTCCTTGATTCTGAAGTAATGCAATTATAGGATCTTGTGGCATCTAATAGTTAGTTAAAATTACTGTGTAAACAAATATAGTTAATTGTAATTAATAAAGATAGATAAATTTATTTCTTATCTATATCGGAAGAATACTTCACAGATCTACTAGTCTTAGTAACTCCTGAACCATCATCTGTAGTAGAGGTACTAATATCAGCTGCACCTATATAGAAGTTATTTAAATTAGGAGCATTTCTAATAAAGTCAAAAGATGTCATACCACCTAAGGTTCTATCGAAGATACCGTTTACACTTACAGGTAAATTAATATCTTCTCCCTCACCGTACTTATCTATAGCAGTTCTAATGTTTCTAAGGTCTTCTCTTAGTCTGGTATTAGTAGACTCGTAGTCTGTACCTTCAGAACCTGAAAGGATTGCTGAGATTGCATTTTGATATTTAGAATTGATACCTCTCTTTGGAAGTTTAGCAAGTGCTTGTTCAATGTAGAATAGTTGATCTTTTCCTGTAGCCTTTTCAGCTCTTCTAAAATTCTGTACGGCTTCATTAAGGTTAGAAGCAGCTCCAGCATTTCCATCTTGTCTTGCTTGTTCTGCAATAACAGCCAAACTACTTTGAACCTTACTAAAGTTTTGTAACAAAGGTTTGATTACAGAAGTGTCTGCTTGGAAACTTACTTTTTGATTTAAGTTATTAATATCAATTGCAGTCTGTCTATCAGCGTTAATCTTTTGCATTTGTCTAGCATCTGCTCTAGCTTCTTTCCAGTATTCGTTGCTGATAAGATCTCTACTTACTTTTTGACTAGCATACATGTTACCCATGTTTGTAGCAAACTTGTCTTGGTAGATTTCCATGTACTCACCTAAGTCAAAGTCTTCTAAGGTAGTAGAGGCTTTTTGTTCTGCTAACAAGCGAGATTGTTCGTAGTAGGTTGCTTTTTGTTTAGCCTGTTCTAATTGTGATTTAACAGTAGGAGACTTAGTAGTAGCGTATGCTCTTTCTAATCTGTTTGCCTCATTCCTAAACATCTGTGCATTCTGTGCTGCTGTAGTAGCCTTAGACTGCATATCTTCTACGTAACCTGTATAAGCATTATCTTTACCTATTTGGTCTAGACTATAACCAGCATCCATTTGAAACTGACGTAACTTGTTAGGATCAGTTGCAATGAAAGCTTTAAATTTCTCTGCTAAGTCTGCTGTGTTAAATCCTTCTACAGTTACCTTTTCAATATAAGCAGGTCCCATACCAGATTGCATATTAAAAGTCTCGTTCTGATTAGGCTTTTGAGTTTTCATAAACTCCATCCAATCTTTAGAAAGATCTACATAGGGAGTATAGTCTTTACCGTAGCCAATCTTTTGACCTAACTTACCACTTTGCATGTAGTCGTTAACGTCCTTCATATAGAAGTAGTCATTAACTGCACTACGTTCTCCAGGCTTCATCTTAGACAATTGTTCTTGTCTACGAGATACTTCTTTACCATTAGAGATAGCTGTTAAGATATATTGATCTCTTTCTAAGGGTTTACCTACGTTAAGAACTGCTTGTACATTTGCTTTGTTAGAGAAGTCTAAGCCTGCGCTTGAGCTAATAGCCTTTACTAGGTTACCCATACTCTTATCAAAGTATTCTTTTTCTACGTCAGTAAGAATAGAAGAACGTAAGTTATGATAACTGTCAATATTCTGTTGTACTTTAGCTACACCCTCATCATACATTTCTTGCTTTTTCTGAGCAAACTTTAATAAGTCGTCTGCTGGTAAAGGAGAAATATAATCTGGATATTCAAACTTTGTATGTTGTGCTGAAATTGGCATGGTTTACTTTTTAGATTTTTTGTACATTCCTTTTTTAGCTGTCTTAGTTGCTTTAGCATCTTGATCTTTCATATAATTATAATAGTCAAAAGCAGCTTTCATATTTGCAGGTAAACTCATATCACCTGTAGAATTAACATCATAGCCAGGAGCAACAATAGGAATACCCATAGCTTTAAGGTTTTCGTCTTGTTCAAATTTACCTCTTTTCTCTGTTAAACTAGCAACTGCTGCTAACTTTTCTCCAGACTGAGCATCTCTAGCTTGGCCTACTAAGTTATTGTATACACGATCAAAAGCCTGAGCATTAAACTGATCTGCTTGCATACTCATTTGTGCATTAGCCATATCAGCTTGAGAACGTCCCTGAGCATCGAAGTTTTGCTTAGACTGGAAAGCTTTTTGTTTAGCATCTAATCCTGCGATGTAAGCCATGTTAGGATCTGCTCCTGATCTCATAGCTGCCATTCCCATATTATCAATGTCTTGTAACTCACTCTGAATGTTTAAAGTCTGAGGACGTAAGTAAGGAGCGTCTACTTCTGGAATAGCATAAGAGTAGATTTCTTGTGCTTGTGCTAATCCCATAGCTTCAGGGATAGCTTGATATAAAGGAAACTGTCCTCTAGTGTATTTACCTGTTACTGGTTTTCCTACTTCACCAACAGGAGTTCCTCCATCTATATCTTTTTCAGGATCATTTGGTTTTTCTCCTGGAGGAGTTTTAGCTTTAATTGCATCATAATGCTCAAAGCCAAACATTTTATCATCGCCTTCTTGTGCTCTAAACTTACCCTGAGGTAAATATTTTTGAAATGCAGGATAAAAAGCTTTTTCTCTAAAGTAGTCGTCAGCATATAATTTAGAAGCATCGTTTACGTCATACCCTTCGGTATCCACTCCCATTAACTCAAAAGCTTTCTGACGAGTTTCTAATTCATTTAATTTTCCTGCTTGTTCTTTACCTAAACTTTCTGCTACAATTTTCTTTTCGAAGTCTTGAGGAGAAAGTCCTGAATGGAATCCTTTAATACCAGGAGCCCCTTGCATTCTTGTATTAGATGTTTGAACTAAGTTGCTAATTCCGTAAGACTCAGCTGCCCTTGCTACACTAGTAAGTGCATCTTGATCTAAGCCTGCAGGTACTTCTAATCTATAAGCTCCAATAGAACCATCTTTCTTTTGAAATCCAGGATCCCACTTAGCATAGTTTCGAAGTTGTGGAGGAAGACTTGTAACATCTGGTTGAGGATTCTTTTTACCTCCGTCTTTCATATTAGCAGTAATCTTAGCTTGTACATAACCAGGTAATGATTTAAATCCTGGGTTATTGATACCTGCTCCATTCTTAGCTTCTACTTCCCCGTTAGAATTACCATTCATAATCTGCTGGTCTCTGAAGAGTTCATCAAGAATCTTTTGATTACGTTGCATCATAATACCTGCAGTATCCTTATCTACTTGTTTAGCAAAAGGATTCTCTAAGGTTTTCTTATATGAAGTAGTATCGTAGTTCTTAGCAATCTGAGCAAAGGTTTTCTTAGAGCCTTCTGGCTTTAAGTTGTTAGAGTAAACACGAGTTTCATCAGGAAGGTTTGTAGGGATACCTCCATTCTCATGAGAGGGTCCTTCAGCCATTTCTGTCTCTAAGTTTGGAAGTTGGATAAACTCTCCTCCTTCAATCTCTACATCGTTCATGCCTTCACTAGCATAACGTTTGTTTATTTTTGCACCCATTTCGGCTTTGATTGTAGGTTGAAACTCTGTACCTCCACTGCTATTAGGACCGTACTTAAAGTTATAGTCATTAATAGGTTTAGAGTTTCTTTGTTGAATTGATTCAGTTAATTTACGTTGATTTTCTAAGTCTTGATTATATGTAAGAGCTGCATCTAATCCTAGTAATCCAAGATTTAATGCATCTCCAAAGTCCTCTCCAAATTTAGGAAGTTTCTTTTTTGTTTTAGGATTATACTGAGAAGCTACTTCATTACTTACATCTTGAGCATCTTGTATACTTTCAGGAGTAGTAGTAAAATATTCTGCTTCATCTAAAGTTTGATCTTGATTACGTATATCTGCAGACATCCTGTCTCCTATACCTTGACGTTCTGTAATAGGAGCAATAGAAGATTTTTTAGCAGGAGAGATTTCCAACTCTCCATATGCCTTTTCATACTCTCCTTCATTCTTAGGTTTGCCTAATCCCATCATATCTTTAGTGATAGGCTTAATCTTACTAGCTATCTCTTCTATAGTAGGATAGTCTTGAATAGGCTCTAGACCTGCTCCAGATATTTTGTCTACAGGTTCTTTCATACCTGATTGACCAAATCTCTTAAAAAGATTGTTTCTTAACATGTTTTAATGATTAATGTTATTAACTTAATATGTTAATAAGTGCTTGAGAATAAGCTAGTTATACAAATATACAAGATTAATAAAAAAAAGCAAGGGGTAATTGCTTACCCCTGACCTCGTGATTTCTTTAAGTAGTTCTTACTAGACTTTAACTTTGAAGCTTTAGTTTTTGCTACTACTCCCTTCCTTCTTACTTTCGGTTTAACTTTAAACTTAGAAGCAGTAGAAGTTGATTTTGATTTAGATGCTTTAGCGGCCATATATTTAGTTTTAGTTTATTTAGTTCTTAGCACTTCCAACGCCTACGTGCTTGTCTGATTCTGCTATTAGGATCATTCTGTGTAGACTGTTTAGATCTACGTAACTGACCTAATGATCTAGCACAATAAGACTTTCTACGATTGGCTGCTTTGCTACCAGACTTTACATTACCTGTAACAGCAGTGCTTAGTTTAGATCCAGGGTTTGCTCTACGGTAAGCCATTACACCTTTCTGAGTCATACCTGCTCCTGATTTAGTAGGACGATAGTTTGCTCCTGGACCTTTAGTAGTCTTAGCAATAGTTCCTCCCTTAGCCATGTATGCTTTCTTTAAGCGACTTTCTTTTTTAATCTTAGTCTCTTGCTTAAGCATTTCCTTTGTAGGCTTTTTACCAGATCCTTTGTTAGCACGGATGTTATCCCACAAACCTCTTTGTGAGTAAGATCCATCCTTACGTTTTATCATTTGTTTCATT